GATTAATTCAAACTATGGTTGGTGTATCTATTCCGCAGAGAATGGTAATCAGTATGCTCATGTCGCTACAGAATTAAGAAACAATCCAAACAGCCGTCGTGCTTCAATGATTTATAATCGACCAAGTATGCATCTTGATTATAGCCGAGATGGTATGAACGACTTTATGTGTACCTTTAGTAATACATTTATGATTAGAGATGGTAAACTTATTTCGCATTATGTAATGAGATCTAACGATGCAGTCTTTGGTTATAACAATGATTATGCTTGGGCAAGGTTTGTTCAGAATCAACTTGCCGCAGATCTTGAAGTTGAAGTCGGTGATCTTATTTGGACTGCTACTAACTTCCATGTTTATGAAAGACACTTCGACCAAGTTGAGGCGTTAATTAATGCAGGATAATAAATGGGACGACCGCTTTATACGACTTGCTCAAGAAATCTCTACTTGGTCTAAAGATCCTAGTAAAAAGATTGGAGCAATTATTGTTAAAGACAAAAGAATTCTTGCGACTGGTTATAATGGATTTCCAAAAGGTATTGATGACGCACCAGAGAAGTATGAAAACAGAGAACTGAAATATGAACTCGTTGTACATGCTGAAATGAATGCAATATATAATGCTACCTTTAATGGGATATCGTTGAAAGACTCTACACTATATGTATGGGGTTTACCAGTCTGCAGTGAATGCACAAAGGGAATTATTCAAGTAGGCATAAATAGAATTGTAATGGCTGCTGATGATGTTCCACAGAGATGGTTGGATTCGTTTAAAAAATCTTCGGACATGTTTGACGAAGCAAACATTGGTTGGCAAATTATCTATTGACAAACTACTTCAAATTTGTTATAATAGAAATTATTATTTAAAAGGACTATATTATGAAAGAAAAATTAAAAGATCTAGGTTATGGAATTGGAGTAATTGCTGTTATAACGACAACAGTATACTTACTCATTTTATTGGGTGAACTTGTTGGAATGGCAGATGATTCTATTAGGCTTGCACTATCTGTACCGCTCTTTATTTGGTTTACCTTCTTGTTTGGCGGTCTCACAAGATCTATATTAAACAGAAGTAAATAGAATGTCTTTACACAAAAGAATTGTTTTAGATTTTGACGACACGCTTGCATTTACATCAGATAGAGATTGGGCAAACGCAAAACCAAATACTGAATTAATAGAAAAGTGTAATAAGCTGTATGCGTCTGGCTGGATAATAGATATCTTTACCGCTCGTGGTTCTATTTCTTGTAGGAGTAGAGTCGAAGCATCA